TGATAACAGTTCGACGTCGGGTTTTACCTTTGAGTGGTGGAAGTTTTCTTTTAGAAACAAGCAGCTTTTTGCCTACGTATTTCATATCAGTAGATTTGTCTGTAATGATATACACAAATCCAATCCAATCTTCAATCATCTCAGAGGTAAATTCTTCCCCTTTGTAAATCCACATAAAATAACTCCATAGTAATAGAGTTATTTATCAATCTATACAGATTTCCTCTTCATCTTCGTATTGAAGAAAAACCTTTATGGTTGTTCCATCATCTTGAATTTGAAACGACAGGTCTTTCACACCATGTTTAACGTATGAACGACCTTTGTTATCAATGACTTCAAACCGGTTTACTTTGTTTGAAAACATAATATTTTCATGATCAACAATCAAATCAGTTTTGATTTCCATTAGCCTCTCCTCATTTGAGCGTACGCTTTTGGATCGTCTCCACGCCCGACTGGGACCATGTTTGATTTGTGCATTGTTGCGATACCAACGATGTAGTCACCTGTGTATTCGCTTCGTTCTTTACCCGTTCCATTTGCCGGGATAACATCCGACGTCGAGACTCCGCTGTCCTTGCGGTGTACGTCATTCGATTTCGTTTCATATAAAGGTTTTCCTTTCGCTTTAGATGGTTTCTTATCTGGGTCAATACCCATGCTTTTAAGAAACTCGTTGTGATCAGCCTGAGCTTTTTTCCAACCTGGTTTCTTTTTCAATTTTGATTTACCGTGGACTTGTACACCACGAACTAAATGCATAGACATTAAGCTGCCTCCATTTCCATTTGCTTTTCAAGACGTTGAGCACGAGCTTCATAATCTTCAGCAATCATAAGTATTTCTTCAATAAGCTCTTCCCGTGTTTTACCAAAGTTGTCAGCACGACGGGATAAGCTACGTAAACGTTCAGCAATTATAATACAATCAATCATTGTGTTTATACCTCCGTAAACATTGTTTTAAGGGTGTCGTCGTCAAAACCATGGCCATAGCCCATAACTTGGGTATATAGTTCCGATAACATGTCAAATGAGTCAGATTTGAAAAGCCAAAGTGGGTTCCCACCGGCTGGGCCGTTTTGTTCCAGAAGTTTAGCCGTACATCCATGTTCTTGGGCGAATTGAATAACTTCTTGGTTTGTTGGTTCCGATGAGATGTCGAGTTGAACTTGGTATGTAACTTTATTTGTCATGCTTATATCCTTTATTTGATATAACCATACTACTATATTCTAAACTGAATGTCAACAGTTAATTTCACTTTTTTGTAATTATTTTGAATTAAAGTGTGTAACCAGTACCATTGTACCCAGTATCTTCTAGGTATTTTACTAGCTGGTTGTAGCCACCGACATGAGTTCCACTGATCCAGATCTGAGGTACACTCTTAGCCAAAGGATAGGCTTCTTTGAGTGCCGTCATATTTTCAACTACAGAAACGTCTTTGTATTCATAATCCAAATTACGTTGTTCTAATAGGTTTTTTGCTTTTGTACAAAAAGCGCAGTTTGGTTTTCCATAAACTTTAATCATAATCGTCCGGTCCTTTCAAAATGTATGCACCTTCAGGTAGTTTAAAAGATTGCATAAGCGACAAAAACATTTTAGGAGAAAAAGACATAAGAATAAATCTTTGAATGTCTTCGTCCCATTGCCTAATGTATATTATATCATCGTATGCAATGACTTGTAAATCTTCGTATTCACCATCTGGATCAAGTATGGTAATTGCTGTTTCATCCCAATCCATTTCTATAGTAAACATACCGCCACTCCTGCTTCTTTAAACATGGGTAGCGATCTTTCATTCCAAACTTGTAACCAATTGTCTGGAGTGTTATTGTAGGTTGGTATTACTACACGTTTAATACCTGCTTGAATAACGCACTTAGTGCAATCTGGGCAAATAGGTAATCCATAAACATATAGTGTTGCATCCTTTAATGATACGCCAGCATATAGAGCATTCATCAAAGCATTCATTTCAGCATGTACGATACGTGGATATTTTTCATCGCGATTAGATAAACGTTCTTCAGTATCAGCAATACCTTTTGGAAAACCATTGTACCCTGTAGCCAAAATACGACGTTCATCGTTAACTGCAACTGCACCTATTTGGCTTGACGGGTCTTTGCTCCAATTAGAAATTGTTTCAGCCAATTCCATAAATCGGTTATCCCATTTTGTTTCTTGGGCGTTTATTTCTTTGTCGCGCCGTAGCATATACTCGTGATAACGTTCTTGTTCCATTATAAATCTTTCAAAATTTTCCATGTATGTTTCCAGTCGTCAACTTGATAAGTTTTGCCTGGATGTTTAATTGCATTAGCGAGTGGATAATCGTTTCCACCTTGTTCTGTTTTATCACCAAAGAAAATGATATGGTCAGAACCATTATCAAAGTCTTCTAAAATTTGGCTTTTGTCTCTACCTGTAGTATATATGTCAATACCAGTATCGCCACCTACGGTTGCTGTAATATTTTTGAACTCAGAATTAATTTGATATGCAATTGTTTCACGTTCACGATTTGCTTCATCATATTCAACGTATTCGTGCCTTTGATCCATATTAGCATTTCTACCTACAACACTAAAATTCCATGTACCTGGTCGCTTTTCAATATGGTTACCAGTTCTAAGTGGAAAAGCACTAGACTGCAACCAACCTTCCAATAAGGTTGTAAGTGTTGGATCTGGATCAAATGAACTTGCGTTTACTACCTTACCTTTGAAACGAGTTTGGTTGCCACTACAGCTATAACAAGTAACAACATTCTCACAAATATCTTTACCAAGTTGTTCAACTGTTTTTGGATAGTCTGAGCCGGTTACAAGCCAAACTTTTTCTCGTTCCATAAAATCAAGAAACCACTCTTTAAATTGCGGATCCATTGTTTGTCTACTAGGTGTTAAGGTACCATCTACGTCAAATATAAAACGCTTCATAGCTCAGCCTTTAAACACTCTACAGTTTCGTTATCAGCCCAAGGCTCATAATAAGCAGTAAAAACTGATGCTTCGATTTCGCATTTCATTCTATCATCATATGATTTAATATGTGTATATTGATAATCACCACCTTCAATTGCAGTGATAACGTAAATAGCCCAAACAAATAAATCCATTATTCGTGTCCTGTCCAGTGTTTCCGATTATGTGCTGTTGTAGTAAGGCTTTCAAACCTATCAGCAATTTGGCAAAGTTCTTCATCGCCAAACTTATCTGCAAGATTACGAAGACGAGCTAACCATAAAGTGTCTTGCTTTATAGTATCAGCCGTATCATATATGTCGTTTTGAATAATTTCTAGTGACATTATCGTACCGGCAAAGGTTGTGTTGAAATGCTATCGTGGTAATCACCAGATTTGTAGTAATCACGACAAGCAGTCTCTTTAATCATCATGCCGTCTTTCATACGGTAGCTTACAATTTCACGTCTGACAACGCCGTCAGTATCAGCATCAAACGCATTTTTAAATGGTCCATCAGTCATTACAAACTCTCTTTCTTAAATCGCTTGTGGAAAAGCGATGATCACGTTTATTAAAATATAAATCAATTCCACGTTTTTGGCATATATCTTTACCAGTAAACTCTTGAGTTTTATATTCTACTCCTAATATTCTAACATCAATTGTGTATAATGTCAACAAGTCTTTTAGGTCTTCTTCAGTATTATATGGAATAATTTCATCAACATATGATAATGCTTTAAGTTGCGTGTATCGCTCAACCACGGTTTGGATTGGCTTATTCTTTTCTTTTCTATCTAAGCTTGGATCTGTCTGCAATCCGCATATTAAATAGTCACATTGATCTTTTGCTTCGCGCAGCATTTGAACATGGCCTGCATGTAATAAATCAAACGCAGAAGCTGTAAATCCTACTCTCATAGTTCTTTTGGTCCATGCGATGTAAATTCCATGCCAGACACATTACCAACATAAACTTTACCATTCCATCTCATTTTGATTTTATTATTTGCTACATAAGCTTCAAATGAAACACCGGGTCGCATATTATCAGCTTCAGCCTCGACGACAACATCTGTCCGTGTACTTATTACTTCACAAATATTATCGTATACTATTTTTTTCATTTACGTAACCTTTCGTTATATTCCATAACTTCTTTTAAAATTGATAATTCATATCCCATATCATTTGATGTTGAAAGTAACGCTGATACATCTTTAGGTAAACAATGTCCTCCAAACCCTTTATCATTTGAACTTACGTACGTATGGCTTTTACCAATACGCTTATCATCAGAAACGTATGCAAGTACCTCGTTAGGATCTACATTAGATTGGAGACACATATCATGCATTTGCTGAAAGAAAGCTACCTTAGTAGCTAAAAATGAATTACGAAAGTATTTAGTTAAAATCAAAGACTCAGGATTCCAAATATCAACTGGAATTCCTAAGCAATTTGAAAGTAAATCAGACCAGAAATGAACCTTTCCACCACCTAAAGTTATGTTCCTTTGATTTTTAAAATCTTCCATAGCATAATCTGCTCTAAGGTATTCAGGTGAAAACGTAAAGTGTCCGTCTGGATATGATCTATTAATAAGTCTCCATCCTTCAAGGCTAATAGTTGACTTAATAAGGATAGGAGCTTCTGGGTTTGTACTCATAATAGACTCCACAATCTCATAAACGTTTGTCATATTACATGATCCGTCTTTTGATTGTGGAGTACTTACAGCAATGATATAGCAGTCAGCATCATCATTCCAATGATTATATTGCTTTGCTGGATCATAAACCCGTACAGAACGATTCTCACCTGATAGCGCCAAGGCATGAGTCTTCCCTACAAATCCATATCCAACAACTTGAATTATCATTTGTTTTTCCATGTATATTCATCTTTCCAGTCGTGGATACGTTCAAGCTTTTGCTCTTTAGTCCACTCTTTCAGATATTCATTATCACGGTCAAACATCATCAACGCTCGTTCTTCATCTAAAATAAAAGTATCAAGAATTTGTTCGCCAAGATGGGTTTGAGAAAACTCTTGTACTTCTTCCATAGTTACTGCATCATTAGCAAACTCAATTTGCTTAGCAGGATCATTCATGATATCTACGTCAGTATTAAGCTTTTGTAATTCACTTACTGGAACACAATAGCGTTGACGAAAAGTAGAAACACAAGTTACTACTACATAACGTTCATCACTCATCTAAATCTTCCTTTTTGTTGCTTTTAAGTTTTTTGACTTTTTTCTTCAAGCGTTTAATTACTTCATCACCATCCATCCAAATGTCTTTGTTATCAAGGATTGAAGTAATTTCTTTTTCAGTTAAAAAGTCTGCGTAAATATCACGCATTAGTTTTTCAGACCATTCTTTTTCATGGGCAAGCCTGTCATACATTTCACCACCTTTGCCTACAACACCACTAGAATAATTGTGATACATGAACATGGAATGCGGTGAAATTTCGTACTGATGTCCACACAAGAAAATGATTGTAGCTGCACTCATACAGGCACCTTCAACTGAGATAACAACCTGCGCTTCAGTCTCAGTAAGTACACGAAGGAATTGAATTGCTGTAAACAAATCGCCGCCTGGTGAGTTAATATAGATCTTAATAATGTCGCTTTCATTCGCACTACGAATAATATCAAACCAATCAATA